ACCAGGTCTACCACTCGATTGGCGGCAGCGATAACTGCTGGATACTCCGCAAGTCGTAACCCCACCCTCAACGCCACCGGGCGGCGTGAAGCCCGCAGAAAGAGGATGATGTGACCTACGTAATCACCGCCACCAACCACGGCCTTAGCCAAACACCCTGCAATCTCAATCAAACGCTTTTCGGAACGTTTGCCAGCGAAGACCAGTTTTCCGAATCCTCCTGTAAATTCGCCACCTACGCTGAGGCTCAGGCTGCCCTCGCTACACTGGATAACTCCGGCGACTGGCCGGACGGTGCACCCGTTTACCAGATCGAAAAAGCACCGGCATGACTACCGAAATCATCACCCTCCCATGTGGCCACAATATCCCAGAGGCAGAACTCCTCCGCCTCGCTGGCCAGATCACCGGCCGTAGGCGAAAAGGAAAGCCGAGCGGCCGGAACGGCGGTCGCCCAAAGAGTACCCAAAGGTGTCCCTGCGGAGCTATGACAGTTGCCCGGGCCGCTACACGTCGTCACACATGCAGCACACTACGTCCGGATTCCTCGTTGTGATTGGCGGGTTATCCTGCAGCACTTTCCAAGCCCCCTGCAACCGCAACACCAGCGCCCCGATGTCGATCCCGTGGATCTCCTGGAATCGCCGCGGCCCGGCAACGTCCAGCGCGTCCCTGCGGTGACGGTGGTGATCCTCGCACAACGGGATGCACTGATCATCCGGCGCCTTCTGACCCAACCCCCGCCGCCCCGTGTGGCACGCCTCCGAGTTATTCCTGCCGCATACCGCACAGGGCAGCGTCTTGATCCACAGCATGTAGGCAATGTTCCGTGGCCGTTTCCGGTTCGTCTTCGATCGCGGCGCCAGGCGCTTGCGCTTGTTCTCCGCTGAGCGTTTTGTCGGATTCGCCGGCGAGCGCGGTATTGCGCTCTGCAACCTGGTCTTCGCCCGCAACGGCGTCTTCCGTTTCAAAAGTGAACGCTTCATTCGCGCTGGGCTCCTCTCGCCCCATCAGCCACACCAACACCGTCGTGAGCGTCGCCCCGTGCATCGACTCCCCGCGCTCGATCCGCGCCAGCGTGCTCCCGTGAATCCCGATCTTGCCGGACGCGGCCTTCAGCGTCAAAGCCTCGCGCCGACGCCACAACTGCAGAAGTCTACCCAGCCTCACTGAACCACCTCACTCTTTCCACCAACCACCACCCACTCCGTCCTTACCGGTGCATGCTCGACACCCCGCACAATCGCCCACCCGTACCCGCTGACCTCTGGGAACGGCAACTCCGGCCAGTACCACGTGTTTCCCTTCCTCCCGTATCGACCGGTCCACCCGGCGGGGACGGTCAGTCACGGCACGCCATCGATCTTCAAGCCAGTCGGCGGAGACGGCGCGGCGGTGTAACTGATCGGCGTCGACGGCGCCGACTCCACGCCCGCAACCGTTGCCGTCACGCGGTAGCAGTGCTGCCCAGTGGTCGGCGAATCGGTGTAGCTGCGCGCCGTTGCGTCACCGAGCTTCGTGAAGATCGGCGCCGCAGAACACGCGCCCGGCGCCCGGTAGACTGTGTAGGTCGCGGCAGGGTCCGGATGCTGCCAGACCAACGTGATGTCAGCCCACAGCGGCGCAGGCAATAAAACCAGCAGGTACTTAAACATTTTGCTCCCCCTTCGATAAATCCGTTTCTGCGGGCGCCAACGCCTGGTGCCACGCCAGATGCTTCGAATATCCGTCCTCGGAGGCACACATCGCTCCGCAACGTTCGCACTCGATCGCCATCGGCTGCTTCCAGGCGTGGATCGCCCGATTGATCACCACCCACTTCGGCTTCATTGAGCCACCGCCGCATATCCCGCGCCGGAACCGCGCCGGATCACCGGAACGTCGTCGTCGCCATCGTCATCGAGCGCGAAGTAGTCGGCCCAGCCGGCTCCGATTTCGCACTCGCACAGTCGGCCCCCAGCGCGGATTGCAGCCCGGATGCCTTCAGGCGTGGCGTCTGGGGCCACCCGCCCCATCACCCCGCCCCCGCGGCAGAGCTTACACGCCGGTACCGACGGCCGTGGTACAGCTTCCTCCGGTACCGCGATCGCGCCCAACTCTCCACGCCGATCCGGCGCCAGTGCGTCCTGCACGTACATCGGCCAAAAGCCGTAGCCGTTTGGTGCCTTTCCCCGCCGACGGTACCGGATCACCGCCGCGGCCAGCTCCGTCAGGCTCGCCCCTTGCATAGCAACCTGCACGCGACGCACAATATCGCGATCGGGTGGAGGAGTTCCCAATGGCATCGCCGTTCGCAGCACTTCCGCGACCGCGGCGGCGGGCGGCGTGGCGGCGGCAATCGCCGCTGTCGAACTGTCCGAGATATTCGCCGCCGCCGCTGGCTCAGGCTCAGGCACTGGCTCAGGCTCAGGCCGCGCGCGCGCGGTGACACGAACTTTTCCCGCGTTTCGGTGAACTTCCGGTGAACTTTCTTCCTGTTTCGGTGATTCACTTTTTCGCCACTGTCGCGACATAGCCCCGTTAGCGAATCCCTTCCCACTCCGGTCAAGTGCCTTCCGGGTGGTGTCGTCCGTGTGTTGGTCCCAATCATGCACCCACCACCAGCCGTCTTGCTCGTCGATGAACTTCGCCTCCACCAGCAGTTTCGTCAGCTCCGCTGCCGGCTGCCTCCACCGCAGGTAATCCGCCAGATCCTCCCACTGGTCTAGATCGATCCGACCGTCGCGGGCGGCCTTCCGTACCCAAGCCCAGACGGCCTCCATGAGGCCGAGAGCGGCCCATGGATCAAGCCCAAGGGTGCGCGCCAGGCGGCGCGTCTTGGGGTGCTCGTACGCTCCGTTTAGAGCCATACGGAACACTCCCGTGTCGCAATAGCGTCGCAACATCCGGTTGCTACTGTTGCTCGTGTTGCTCCATGCGCTTTGTAGAATCTGTAAGTTACAGATTCCAAAGGTGTACCGGGAGTACAATTCCCTCCCTGGCCACCACTTTTATCTTCTTTATTTCCCATCAGTTCCTGACCTCCTCTTTGTCCCCGTCGCCAACACGTCGCAACTCCAAAACCTGCGCAACCGGATCTTTCGAGAGCGCCTGGCTGACGACGGCGTCCAGGTGTTCCTGCCGAGAACGTACCCACGGCGAGTAGTGCTTCTCGGTAATTTTGATGGACGCGTGCCCCAGCAGGCAGGAAACCCGCTCGATCGACACGCCCTGGTTCAAGAGCTCCACCGCGAAGGTGTCGCGGAAGCGATGCCACTCGGCGCTCTTCACCCCGGCCTTCGCCGCAAGCCGCACCAGGCGATCGCGCCACACGTCCGCGGTGGCCTCCACTGTCGCCACCCCGGCCCAAAACCAATAGGTCCCGTGGCGGAACGGGGTCCGCGCCAGCTGCTCCACCAAAAACGCCGGCAGCGGCACGTAAACCGGAACGCCGGTCTTCGCCATGTACAAAACCGCGCGCCCGCCCTCCACCTTCTCCGGCGTCAGCATAACCGCGTCGGAGATCCGCAGCCCGGTGTATCTGGCGACCAAAATCAACGACTTCAGCCGCACTTTGTTTTGCCAGGCAAGTTCGGTCTCGCCCTTCCGGCGTAGCTCACACGCCTGCAGTAGCGCCATGACCTCGGATTGCTCATACGGCAGCGTCACCGGCGGGCGTTCCTTCGGCATCGCCAGCCCCTTGGCTGGATTGTTCTTCAGCCAGCCGTGGGCGATACACCATTTGCACCATGTCCGCAGGCGATCGATCCGCTTCGCGGCCGTGTTGGGCCCGCCCGGCCAGGCCGCGCGGTACTTCTCAAAAAACTCGAGATCCAGATTCTGGACGAACTTCCGGCCAGCGCCTTCCGCGGCCGTGGCCAGCGGAACGGCGTAACGAGCCGCGCCGCGCTCCCGGGCGGCGTTGAAGGTCCCCAGGAGCGTCATCCGGTACTTTTTGACCGTCGCCGGCGACATCCCGTCAACCATGAGCTTTGCGATGTATTCCTTGCAGGCGGCCTCCACCGGCTTCAGTCGGCTCTCCGGCTCCAGAATCCCGGCTTCTATGTCGCGCAGTTTCTTCGCGGCGACCGTCCAATTCCTGGTCTTCAGCGCGTAGTTCAGCCGGCGGCCGTCCTGCATGCCGTCAACCCAGATCGGGCAGGAGCACTTCGTGTGTGCGCGGCCCTTCGATGCGTGTTTGCAGCCTGAATCATCGTCGTTTGCGACGAGGTGGCGGCGATAAATGGTCAACATGAGTCGCATCGTATCAACTATCCCCTTCTACCCGGTGACGCCGGATCCACTCCTGCAGCACCGCATCCGGTATCCGCAGGCGCTTCCGCGCCCCGCTGCCCAGCGCCAGAACGCCAGCGACGGGGCGAAACTGAACGCGAACGGACTGCTCGCTGATCCCGAGCATCTTCGCCACCTCTGACGGCGTGTGGAACTTCTCTGTCGATGGAGCGGTAGCGCTCATCCCCTCTACTTCCCCTCGATCCGGCCGACCACCCTGGCGGGAAGCTCCCGGCTCTCTTCCTGGAAGCTGAAGAAGCGCGGCGACGCCGGTTTGCTCGCGCCGATCGCGCGGACCATCTCCACCTCCACCTTCGCGCTGTCGATGATCCGGCCGCTCACGTCGCAGATAGCCCGGGCGCGCGCCGTGTCCATTCCGGAATCGCGATCCTGAAGAGCTTCCAGTGTCGCGAACAGGTGGTTTCGCAAATCAGCCAGCGTGTTTTTGGTTTTCGGCTCGTTCATCGATTATTCTCAGCTTTCTCTTCAGTGCGCCCTTCATTACGATCACTTCGATCAGATCTTTCGGATACCGCCGCCACATGGCGTTCCGCCGCGCGTTGTCCGCCAGCGACATCAGCACCAGGTTTTCGATGGCGCAGTTGGTCTTGTCGCCGTCTTTGAACGTGATGATGTGCCCCGCCGGAATCTCCCCGTGATGCTCCCGCCACGTCTTCCGGTGGAGTTGAGGCCAAGCAACCTTATTGCCGAACCCAGTCGGCTCCCCCGCAGCCGCCTCCCGCACCTTGATCCTGAGATAACCGTCCCCGTCCGGCAAAATCGTTCCGACCGGCACCCAGTTCGCCGCCGCGGCGCCCTGGCGGGTGCCGGGCTGAAACATGGTCTCCCGCATACGGCCTGACCAGTACCCTGGCATCCGCTGCCCCTTGTTGTGCGGGGTGATACCTTTTCGAAACATCGTCTTCGCCCCGGCCGTCGTACCCTTCTGCAAGCGGCAGCCGGATTTCGGATCGGCAATAAACTCCGCCGTCTTATGCAGCCCCAGGCCTAACGATTTCTGGTACACCGTCCCGATCGGACGGCCAAGATGCGCCGCCATCACCGCGGTGGAGGTTTTTGGGTAGGCCTCGCGGAGGTAGTCGAGCTCCTGCTCGGTCCATGGACGGCGCTTCCACTTTCCTTCCATTACGCGCCGCCCGCCTTTTCCTTCGCTTCCGCAATAGTTGCTGCCTGCGCCTCGCCCTGCAGCCATGACTCCACTGCGTCGGTACTTGCATCGAGCGTCAGGATTTTACTCTGCCCCGCCGCGATCGCAGCCGCCAGAATGACGCCGGCGTTAGCCAGCACCGTCTGCACCGCGATCTCTCGCAGCGTCTCCGGCGCATCGTCCTCCACCCCGTCTGGCTGGTGGAAAGCCTTCCCAGCGGCATTCAGCCCGATCGACGCCGCCGCCCCCGCCGGCGTGAACTCGGCCGCGATCGCAGCGCCGCGCCCGATTACGCGCAATACCTTAGACAGCTTCATGACGGGCCCCCGGCTTCAGTTGTTGCAATTCCTCCAACCGCTGGGTGATACGGGTAAGTGCCGCGCTGATCACCCGATCGCCAGTCGCCTGGTTCGGAAACACGACATCACGGAGATAATCGCCGATACTGCGGGCCCCGTGGTCCTTCGCGGCCGTCTGGAGTTTCTGCCATTCGTCATCGGACAGCCGAAAATTCACCATCTTCGACCGCTTTAGCGTTCCTGCGTAGAGCTTGCCCATTATTCGCCTCCCGCGTCTTCAACCCGGCCCGCCGCAACGAACCGCATCTGGCTTTCCGGAATGTCCGGCAACGCCTCCACCGCCGTCACTTGTTCGCCAGCCAACGCCATCTCCGCCGCCTGCCGCTCCATCGCCTGCGCCAGCGCTTCCCGCATCGACTGCGTCTTGAACAATACCGGGTCCTTCGTCGCGGGTTCGTTGTCTTCTCCCGCCCAGAGGATCTTCCAGCCCAGCGGGTAGGCCATAATGGAAATCACCTCCGTCTCCTGCCAGTCCAGCAGTTCCGTGTCCTTCGTTTCGACCTGATCGATCAGCGCAGCGTCGCTCATTTTGCACCTACCAGATATAAGTGGGAGAGTTGCGTCGCCGGGTCCGTTCGCTTCTCGATCTTTTTCGCGTTGATTGCCGCCCAGATCGCCTGGTACACCCGGTCGCGAAACTTCTTTTCCGCCGTCGGCCACCCCATCAGCACGCACACCCGATCCTGCGTCTCCGCGCTGGTCCGCGGAGCTTCCCCAACGGCCTGCAGCATCGCTTCCGTGGTCCGCAGCTCACTGGCATTCTCCCCGCCGCCCATTCCCGCCGGAGTTTGCTTGACGATGCCGACCGTTTTCGACGGTTCGCTTGACTCGATAGGCTTCGCCGTCTTCTTCTTCCGCAAATCCAACTGCGCCTTCCCTTTTTTTGACCACGGATGTGGCGTCTCCGGGGCTTCCTTCTGGGTTCCGTTGTCCAGCTGGGGGCGGTCCGCCGCTTCGGCCGGGCGAAATAACCGGTGAAACGAATCGGCGGCGACGACTTCAAAACCGCCGCCGATGGCGACGACCACCAATTGTGCTCCGGAGACTTCCACCGGAGTCGCCGCAACGAGTGAAGCACGGGGAATGTGTATCATCACTTCTTCGCCTTTCCTTTCTTCGCCGCCGGCGCAGCGGCGGGCTGGGTTTCCGTGGCGGCCCTCGCCGCGTTCGCTTCTTTCTCCGCTTTCGCCTTTGCGCTGGCGTCGGCCGCGAGCACTTTTTCCCGCTTGGCGTCGAACACGTCCTTCACCGCCTGCCGCGCATTCGCCTCGATCTCGGTCAGCACCTCGTCGGACGTCGTCGACAACACCATCTCCATCAAATCCGGCTCCACGCTCTCCGCCCGCCCCCCGCCGCTCTCCATGATGGCGATTTCGATCATGATTCCGGCCAGGTCGCCAGCAACACACTCCTCGATCTCGGCCAGCATTGAGTCCGGCCCCGGCGGGAACGTGCGATTGTTCCGCGGCTCCAGCCCCCGGCGCGCTCGCACTGCCACCTGGCTGTCACTCCACAGCCGCGTCCACATCACCCGCGTGATCTCGCGCAGCACCTTCAGTGGGGAAGGGTATACCGCCGCCTCCACCGCCGCACCGATCAACGCCTTCCGCACAGCCTCACCGGCCGCCGTCTTCTCCTCCAGCGCCAACATCGACAACGATTCCTCTGCCGTGCGCTTCGGGCGCGGCACAGATTCGCCGTGATACGACTGCGGCCCCCAGTGAATCGCGCACTTCTTGTGCGTGCAGACGTCCAGCACGTCGCCCACCCGGTAATCCTCGCCAAACCCAGTCGCGACAATCACACCGCGCTGTGCATGGTCGCACTTCGATTTCTTCGCAGGCTTCCAAGAAACGTTGGCCAAAACGTCCGCCTCGCCCATGGCGTTGTAGTGGGCCGACAACTTCAGCGGCGCCCGGCCCTCGTCCTTTGTCACCGCCTTCACCTTCGCGTAGGCGAACGCCCGCGATTTCAGGTGGAAGCACTCGCGATCCGTGCAGCAGTCCTTCGCCTTGATCTCCGGAAACAGCGATGGCGACGCGCCCGTCCGCTTCGTGCAGTCAACGCAGGCCCCCGCCGCCGGCACCAACTTGACGTCGCCCACCGGGAAGGACGCCTTCGACAGGTCCATCAGAATATCGTCTTCGATCACTCGCTGAAGCGCCTGCACCGAAAACGCGCCCCCGTCGTCATCCCATAACTCGCGATCCGCGATCGCCCGTTGCTGGTCTGCCCCAAGTCGCGCCAACACCTGGGCATGGCCCAAAGTGAGCTTCTCAGCGCGGAAGGCGTCGCGCAGCGGCTGGATCAACTCGTTCAACCGAATCCGCCGCGTCACGTAGGAGGCGTCCTTACCGATCTTCGCGGCGATCGCGGCGATGTCGTAGCCGGGGCGGCGGAGCAGCTCCAGATATCCTTCCGCCTCTTCCATGGGGTGCACGTTCTCGCGCTGCAGGTTCTCCACCGTCAGCACTTCCAAAAACTCGTCGTCGGAGTAGTTGCGAACGATCACCGGCAGCACGTCGACGCCGGCGAGCTGGGCAGCGCGGTACCGGCGGTGCCCAGCGGCGATCTCGAACGCGGCCCCGTCCTCTCCGATCGGGCGGGCGATCAAGGGGCTGATCACGCCCTTCTGCCGAATGCTGTCAGCTAGCTCCATGAGGCCCGCGTCCTTGAACGTGCGCCGGGTGTTCAGTGCGCTCTCGCGAAGCGCCTCCACCGGTATCGATTTGAATTCTTCCTGCCGTTCCATTGCGTAACCTCCTCGTTCTTCGCCGGAGCCGTCGCCGGAGCCGTCGCCGTCGCCGGAGCCGGAGCCGTAGCCGTCGCCGGAGCCGTAGCCGAAGCCGGAGCCGGAGCCGTAGCCGGAGCCGGAGCCGGAGCCGTAGCCGTCGCCGGAGCCGTCGCCGTAGCCCTCGCCGTCGCCGGAGCCGTCGCCGGAGCCGGAGCCGTCGCCGGAGCCGTCGCCGGAGCCGGAGCCGTAGCCGGAGCCGTAGCCGGAGCCGGAGCCGTCGCCGGAGCCGGAGCCGTAGCCGGAGCCGTAGCCGGAGCCGGAGCCGTCGCCGGAGCCGTCGCCGTCGCCGGAGCCGGAGCCGTAGCCGTCGCCGGAGCCGTCGCCGTAGCCGTAGCCGAAGCCGGAGCCGGAGCCGGAGCCGGAGCCGGAGCCGTAGCCGGAGCCGGAGCCGGAGCCGGAGCCGGAGCCGTCGCCGGAGCCGGAAATCAGCTCTTCCATACCGGAACCGCCTCGATGCTCGCCTTCGCCTCCGGCGTCACCGCCAAAATCTCAATGGCCTCCGTGAGAACGACGGTGGAGACCGGCTCTGGGAACTTACAGTCTTTCGGCCGAGACGTTCCGGTCTGCGCCAACTGAGAGAGCGATGCCGCGCCCGCCCAATACCAAAGCCGCCGCGCCCCCGTCATCTCGACTTCTTTCCCTTCGCGCTTCGCCAGCGTTCCGGCGAACACGCCCGCGGAGTAGGTCCGCACAATCACAAACTGTCCAATCATTTCCATTCCAATTTCCTCTTTCGTTATTTCGAAACTGCAACATAAACCGCATTCACCAACAACCCAAAAAACAGCCCGCCACAAAACCACCGCATCCACCCCGCGATTTTCATCTCTGACCGGTACAACGCCGCCCGCTTCCACCGCGCCGCAGAACGCTCCATCTGGCTGGCGTACAGACTTTGATCCCGATACGCCTGGCGTAATCGGTGAAGACGATCGTGGCGACGGTGGAATGGCGACGACATCAATTTGATACCTTCTTCGCGCTCTTCCTCGCCGCGCGCGGCGTCTTTTCCCTCGGACCGATCTGGTCTAGGGTCACCACAATCCGCGGCAGCGCCGGATCCTGCCGAAGGCGAGATCCTTCCCACTGCCGAATCTGCACGTCGTCCGTCAAAATCCCGACGTCTTCCATCCAATCCGCCACCGCCTGGTAAAAGCCGACGGCGTCCCCAACGTCCGCGTGACGGTAGAACACCGCCCCGCAATTCACATCCGCCGCAATCGGCAACCCAAACCCCGCGTCGGCGATCTGCTGCCGGATCAACGGCAGCGACTTCTTCGCGATCTCCGCCCACGTCTCATACGCCTCGCTGGGAACGTTGAAGGTCCGCTTCTTCCGGAAGCTGTACTTCCGGCGCCCGTGATTTTTCTTCGTCCGCGGCGTGCCGTAAATCGTGAATGTCAGGCCTTGGATCACTCCCCGCCCTCCACCGCCGCCGCACGCAACTCCAGCCGAGGCTGGCTCCCCGCCAACTCCGCCTTCCGCGCATCCCGCGCCCGCCACCCCGCCGCTTCCACCAGGGCCCAGGCCGCCACCGCTTCCAAAATGTCCGGCCATTTACGCCCAAGCACACGCACCACCAGCGCCGTACCCGTGAAGCCCAACATCATTACGCACAGAATCGCCAAGCCACTGATTAACAGATCGTGCGCTTGAATCGTGAAAGTCATAATCCTCCGGAAAAAGTGGGCGAACTTTTCAGTCCGCCCGGAGTTTCACCACAGATCAAGGAGAGGGCGCTTTCGCGCTTGTCGGAGCCACCGCCCAACTCTTCTCACAATCAAAACAGCAGCCCCAAATCCGACCACCCTTTCAAATGTGCGGGTCTCGTTCTGCTGGAAGGCCGGTGGTCATGAATCGTCTGCCGCTCGGCTATTGCCCCACCGGCCCGCCCCTCTGTCTACTTCATCGCGCCTCCCTTCTTACAGCCACTCGTTCGGACCTTCGTCCTGCTTGTCGCCCTCCACCGAACGCCGCCCATCAACCAGCAACACCAGCGTCGTCAGCAAAGCGAACATCAGCACGATCACCAAGCCCACAAAAATCGCCGGATGCATCACTGGCACCCCCGGCCAACCATCAAAGTCACTGCCAGCCCGACCACCGCGGGCACCAAAACCACCAGAGCCCCGGCAAATGCCTTTGTCGCGCTCTTGTGCCGGCGGCGATATCGCTCCACTTCGCATCGCGCCAAATCGCGCTCAATCACCAGGCCTTCGATCTTCGCCGCGCTCTCCGCCCGGCCCTCCATGAACGCGATCCGCGTGTCGCGGATGCCATCGATCTGATTAAGCGACATACCTCTCCTTTTGCGCTGCGACTTCATGGGTGCGCAGCACTTCGAAATAGTTGGTTCGAATCGGCGTTCGAAACGACATCGGACCGATCCATACACGCATCCCGTACCGACCCTCACCCAGCCGGATCAGCTCCGCCCCGGCCGGCACACCGCTCCCGCTCACCGTGATCGACACCTGTCCAGGCTTCGCCCCAAGTTGCCCCCACATCGCCGCCGCCATCTTCGGCTGCAGCTCCGTCTCCACCGTTAACCCGTGCGCCGACACCGATACGATCCGCGCCTTAATCCGGATCTCCGCACTCCCAAGACCAATTGGCAGAGGTCGATCCATGCTCACGCCGCACCATCCCGCTCCAAGATTTCTTTCGCCGCCAACTCCGCGGCTGCTGCGATTCGCGCACTGACAGTTCGGCCCGACAGCCAAACGCTGATTGCATTAGGCGTCACTCCCAGCCTGCGCGCCAGGGCCGTCTTGCTGCCGAACTGCCGCCCTAAAATACTCCGGATTTTCTCGCGAGACATCTTCCGAGCCTTCGAAGTGGGTGTGCTCATTTTGTAAGCACCTGGCCCGCCTGCGCTGCCAGCCAGAATAGCCACGCGCTTTCGACCAGCTGCGACTGGGTCGGCCGCTTCCCGGTGGCAAGCACAGCACGCGCTTGGTACTCATCGATACTTCGCTTTATGCTCGGCTTCACGCGAATCACGTCACTAACGCGCGTCGTGTTACCTTGGTCACTAGGTGATTCCGTCACTAAGCCAGGATATCTTGACTCTTGGATATCTTGACAGAGGTTTTCTCCTTATCTCCGCCGTCGTTTTTTTTCAAACCCTGCCGCTCAAATGGACACAACTAAGTACAAAAGCCTTACCGTCGCCCCAGAACTCCACCTCAAAATTAAGGTCTATGCCGCAGAACATGGGCTATCAGCAGGTGATCTGGTCGAGAAGGTGTGGGCCGCATACCTCGCAAAGGCAGGACTGCCGCCCCTGCCGACCGCCGAAGTTCCCGACGCCAAATATCCCTACCGGCCAGAAAACCGCGTCTGGCACGAGCGACTAGAAATGACGCTCAACGACCCCGACGAGGCCCTGGGTATCCAGAAGAACCTAGAGTGGGCCGAACGCACCGTGCGGGGAAAAACCCAACCTCGAAAGGCAAGTGGGCTGTGACCTCCAACTCGGGCACTCGCTTCTTCACCCGGTAGCGCGCACTTACCTGCGGTACCTGCCTTTTTCACACCAAAACTTTACTCGTACGCCTGGCTGCGCCTGGAAAAGTGACTGCGCGATCTGGCAGTTCTCCCAGTTGTAACTATCTCCGTCCGCCGTGTCGAACGTCGCTATGTGGATTCGCATCAGGTTCGTCTCCACGGCCTCGCCATCCACAGCGCTATTCCGGTATAGTGTCGACGCCCCGCCCGACATCACGGAACCGCAACTGCCCAGCATCATCACGGCACACAGCAAGGTCACCCGCATTCGGCCATTGTATCAACTGCCTTGATCGACCTTCTTGGTTCCCGGCGCCTGGCTGCGTCCGATCGTCTCCCGCGCCTTGGCCAACGCCTGAATAACGAAGCGCGGCAGCGGCATTCCCAACTCGTCTAAGTTCTCCACCACGCTGATCCACTCGCCCAACCAATACCAGGTACCGAGCACGGTCCCCGCCAGCCCCGCCTTCATCTCGAACATCTCCACCTGCACTCCGCCTAAATAATGCACCAGCGCGAATGCCAGCCCCTTCACCAGCACTCCGCGCGTGATCGGCCTGGCCCGAATTCCTCCCCGGGTCACCCAGCCACAGGCCAGTCCTGACCCCAAATCAAAGATGATCGCCCACAGCAGCAAACTCTCCACCGCCGGGAGAGTCGAGTAGAATCCGACCACTGAGGCGGCAACCGCATGCGCCCACCAAGGGCCATCTATGTTCGGCGCCAGCGCCAGTAATATTGGCTTCATTTTATAGGGCAAAGGCTGATCCTCCAAACCGGCTTCATTCGCAGAAATCACACAAACCTCATTAACCACAGCAGGCAGAGGACGACACAGCCGAGTAACCCGGCCGCGCAGAAGTCAGGCAGCACGCCGCGGAGCCAGTTTCGCCAGCCCCGCGGCCATTCCATGCAGTTGGAATTGTTTTTGCAATACCCTCGTTTTTGTCTTGACAGTAATCTATGGTTAGTTTATAGTTAAAGCAGGAGAAAACCATGACCACTATCACCCACAACTCAACCACCGTCCGCACGACCGCCCGCGTCGGCGACATCATGACCAAGCGGCAAGCCTTGAGCCTCATCAAACGCCTGCGGGCGAAGCGCGACGCCATCACTACCGACTTTTCGGACGGCCACCAGGTCTACCACTCGATTGGCGGCAGCGATAACTGCTGGATACTCCGCAAGTCGTAACCCCACCCTCAACGCCACCGGGCGGCGTGAAGCCCGCAGAAACACGTACCTATTGCCGGATGATGCCGGCGGCTTTTAATTCGGCGATCACCACTTCCGGCGACAGCGCCAGTTCGGTCAGATCCGACTGCAGCGTCACCTGCGGATACAACGGTTTCGCAAACACTACCGTATCCACCCAGTAGCTGCCGCCCGGGTAGCCAATCTGTTCGGATTTAAACGTCGGCTTTGGCGCGCCGGCGGCCGCGAGCATCGCCAAAGCTGCACTTACGGCCGCGTTTGGTAAGTTGATCCGAGTACCCTTAGGAACACCCAACTTCCGCTCCGCGTTCGTTCGGTACTCCATAAACTTCTCGAACGGTGTCTTTCTCTCATCTTCCGCATCTCGCCTGACCTGGTCCATGGCGTCTTGACCGCTGTTCAGCTTGGCGATCTGGTCAGGTACTCCAATTTGCTCTGGCATAACTCTCCCTTATCTTCGGTTTCTGGTTCCCGCCGGCACTGCCGCCGGCTGGTTCTCGTCTTGCTGCTCTTTTTGCAGTTTGCCCACGATCTGCATGATGTTGTTGAAAGCGACGAGCGCCGCTCCCCGGTTCGCCAGCGGGATCTTCACCCCGTCCATCAGCAGCCGCGCCGCCCGTGGCGAATACAGCATCTTCGCTACCACATACGGCGCGATCGCCACTGCCGCGCCGCCGACAGGGTTGGCCAACATCATGCCGCCCGTGGAGGAAATGTGCATAATACTGGCCCCGGTCGCCGCGCTGCCGCTGGGGTTTGGGTTTCTGGAATGCATCTCAGCCAGGCGAAAGAAGTTGTCGAGGTCCTGAATCATCGCCGGGTTCTTAAACAGGATCTTCTTCGTTTCCGGCCCCAGCTTCTGCCAGTTCTTCAGTAACTGCTTGCCGCCCTGGAACTCGCCGGAGGCCTGCGCTTCCTCCAACAGTCCCTGAAGAACTGCGCGGCCAACCTTCGGCATCTCCGCCGGCGCTTCCCTCGACACGTCCCGCAGGAACGTCACGCCGGAGTCACCCGGGTACCTCAACTGGTTGAACGCCTGCACCGGCTCCTGCAGCAACTGCTTCAGCACCGCCCCGGTGTCGTACTTCGCCGCCGTCGCCGCCCGCCCCGCGTCTCGCGCCGCCTGCGCCTCCGGGCCAGCCTGCGCCACGCCCGACGACACCGCGTCCTCCATCTTTTGTACCGCGTTCGCCGCCAGGCCCTGGCTCAGTGTGCGCAGCTCCGGCAGATCGGCGCCACGCGCCGCGGCCTTGATCGCGCTCAGATCTGTATCGGCCACGCTCAACGGCAAGAAGTCCGCAGCATCCATGATGTTCTGCAACGCCTTCATCCCCGTGGAGGCCCGAACCTGCGCCACTGGCATCTGCCGATTCAACCGGTCCACCACTGGCCGCAGCTCCGCTTTCGCGTTCCGCAGGTCGACTGGCAGCGGTACCCGTTCCATAATCGGCGCTTCGGCGACGTCGACGCCGGCGGCCGCGGCAGTTCGCAGCACCGATGACTGCTCCGTGGGTGCCAGCTTCGCGAACGGCTTCCCCGCCAGACTCATCGAAAACGCGTCGAGGTCTGCCGCCCCCTGCGCAGTGCGCCCGATCGACACCGGCACATCGCGACTGTTGGCGGGATCGGCTTCGAAGGCGCGCAGCGTGTCATAGTTCGACGCCGCAGTTGTGTTGTGCTTCAACACTTCCGCTTCCAGGCCGCCGCGCACGCTCTCCCCGGCCTGCTGCGGAGAAATCGGCAACGGATGTACCTGCTCGGCCATCTGGCCGCCCTTGACCCCCAACGCCTCCCCCTGCAGTCTCTGCGCATTCCTGACAACCACCGCACCCGGCAGCATGTCCTGCGCCACCCTGCGCACAGTCAATACTGCCCGGTTTCCGCTACGCGTCGCCAGGTCGGTTGGAATATTGTTGCGATCCGCAAACTGGATCGCCGCCTGCTCCGCCGCGTTCAGGCCGGAACGGATGATCCCCGGCACACGCACGGTTCCCTTCCTTTGCATGGTCCCCGGCATCGCGATCTGCAGGCCGAGCGCCGCCGTCTTCCCCAGGCCCTCCGCCGTTCTCCCCGCCGCCAAGTCATCCCCGGCCGCGTTTGCGGCGGGGCCCAGCAACGGAATCAGGTAGCCCATCCCGTACCGGATCGCGTCCGCGTGGTTGCCCTGACCCCAGGCTTCCCGCGCCTTGTAGAGCTGGTCCGCCTGCGCATCCAACACGCCCTTGCCCAGATTGCCAATTTTCTCCACCGGATGCCCGTCTGTGATCGCGTCCAGAATCGGCTTCGGGTCCACGGCGTCCGCCGCCGCCCCCAGGAATCGGCCCGTCGCGTTCAGCGCCCGGTCCATCACACCCGGCTGCGCGTCTCCACCAACGGTGGCCCATGCGGCCGCTGTTGCCGGCGAGTCCTCCACCAGCGTTGCTCCGTGCGATCGCGCTGTTTCAAAGTTGGCGCGAGGGATAAACCCGGTTCGGCCGTCCGGCAGCCGGACCTTCACCCGATCTTGCGGATCTGCCATTTACTTGTCCTCCAGTTCAAAGCCCAAGCTGCCAAATACATCTGCTACTGGTGCGCCATTGCCCACCACGCCGGCGCGCCCGCTCTCACGCAGCAGAGAATCGAGCAACGCTTTTCGCGCCGCCGCTTTTCGCTCGATTACGCGCTTGCCGTCGCCGGGCTGCGGAAAGTAGGTCACGCGGTCGTTCTCGTACTCGCTTTGCGGGACCACCGCGCCCGAATCCTTCCGCAAACGAGCCTCCGTGAACTGCCTCTGCGCCTGCTGGTACATTTGGTTGTCTTCGCTCTGCGCGAAGTTGGGTGCGAACTTTTGCCAAGCCTGGGAAAACATGCCCTTGCCAAGCATCTTCGCCTGCATCTCGTTCAGAGTGTCAGCAGCGTCCTTCGCCCTGGAGTAGAAACCGTACACCCGCTGTTCGACTGACGACGGAGGCCGGTTCTCCTGCCTCATTGTCATCATCTCGCGCGTTCGCGAATCCACCTTGTTCTGACCACGCAGCGTCAGCATTTCGGAAGCGCTGTTGTGTCGGGCCGATTCCGCCGCCGCCGCCGCGCCAGCGTCCGCCTGCGCCCGTTGTTGCGGCGTCATGCCCATGCGCTGGACGATCGCAATCGCAGACGGTGAATACATGACAGGCAGCCGCCCCTGAAGATCCGCCGGCAAACTTGCACGCCACGCGTCGTACTGCGCCTGGCCCCGCACGGCTCCGACCGCCTGCCCGGCGGCGTTCATTTGCTTGATCGCCGCGTCAGCAACGCGGCCGGGCGTCTCGACGTCAAACTGCCGCTGCGCCCGCTGCTCCCCGGCCTGCGCGCGTGTATCAGCAGCCTGCGCCCGGTTCTCTGCCGCCTGTTTAAACTGCAGGTCGATCTGCTGCGCCATCGTTAGCGCCTGCTGGCCGACTTGCTGCACCCTGGATGCAGTCTCGGCATTCCAACCGTGCTGCAGATAGGTCTGCGCCTCTTCTGGAGAAATCAGCCCCATCTGCGCGGCCTGCTGAATGCCCCGCTCAAATGTCGGTTGGTCCTGCATCGTGCCGGCCAACTGCCCCAACATGCTCAGCTTTTGCCCCTGCACCTGAAGCTGCTCTCTCTCCTGGTCCAACTGCGCCTTCCGCTGATCCGCTATCAGCTTCTGGTAGCTCGCCGCTCCAGCTGGCGATATGCGCGCCAACTCGTCCAGTTTGGCCCCTCGCCCCAGCGCATCGCGGAAAGACTGCTGCTCGGTGATCTGCCGCTCCTGCTCGCGCAACTGCATCTGCTGCACCTGCGCCTGTCGCTCCTGCTGCTCCTCAGCTATGCGCTGCGCGCGCAACTGCCGCGGGTCAATGTATGGTGCGGGCTCGTAGCCCAATGGAATTCTTGGATCGATCGGCATTTATCTCATCCTCCCGGTCTGCGGGTTGTACCCAGGCAGCGTCGCTAAACTGCTACTGCCGCCGGTTCTCCCAGCCCTCGTTCGCGGCGCCCCTTTCCAACTCCCAAACGCATCCGCCGCCGTCCGTCCGACGTTACTTATCGTGTTCGACCAGGCGTTCGCCGCGCCGACACGCCCCGCCGCCAGCGCGTTTGCACCGCCCAGACGCGCTTCGGTAGCTCCGCGTGTGCCGTCCATGCGCCAGTCGCCCGCGGCGCGCGCCGCGTTCACATTCCAATTGCCAGCCTGGTTGACCGCATTCGTATTCCACGCGCCCGCCTGCTGCGCACCGCGGAACCCGAAATCGCCCGCCGCCTCTGCCCCGCGCAGCCCCATCTGACCCTGAAACTCCGCGCCCTGCATGGAATTGCGACTGGTGCCAGTCCCATAGGCATTGGCGGCGTCGAGTTGCTGGCCGACGGCCCGCTGACCGAAACCAGCCAGGTCCGACAGCATGCCAAACCGCGCCTTCCGATCCGCCTGGAACCGCTCGAACGACTTGCCGTACTCGTCGCTGGCAACACCCTGCGCGTACCGCTCGAGCGCTTTGAGCGTGCCGCCACCCTGGAGCCCACCACGGGCCGCCGCAGACCGCTCGAGCGCACGCTGCCCCTGCTCCAGCCGAAACTGGTAGCCGGGATCGGACGCTGGGTCGAACTGGAACTGCTGCATGAACTCGCCGCCGGGGCCCAGCAGAGAGGCAAGACTCCCGACCGCACCGGCGCCGGCCTGCGTGTACGGGTTGGTCAGCCCGCTGGCCTGGCCGTAAAGTTGCGCCAGCAGATCATTGGCGCTACCGACCGCTTGCTGCGACCCAGCGATGCCCTGCTGCGTTGCCGCATTGACGGCACCGGCCGCGTTGCCCGCCGCATCGATCACCTGCTGCCCGGCTTGGCCGGCGGCCCCGATCAGTTGCTGCCCAGAAGCATTGGAGGCATCGACTATCTGCTGGCCTGCCTGCCCGGCCGCCTGTTCGTACTGCTGCGCTGCCTGCTGCGCTGCTTGGTTCTGGGTCCGCGCGGCCCCGTTCGCCGCGCGCGACCCCAAGAGCCCACTGACGACGCTACTGCCCGCGCTGATTAAGGCCGGGACTGCTATTGCTGCTGGCATTTACCCTCCGGTTTACTCATTCCGAGTAGAAGTTGGTCTAATAGTTGGCCGCCCTTGCGGAACGACTTCGGGTTACGCCCGTACTCCTGCATTCCCGCCCGCACAGCGAATCGAAGCGCCAGCCGGTTGGTATCTGGAATCGTGGTCACGAGCCGCCGGCAGGGCGTATTCGCCCAAATCCATGCGGCCATCAATTCTGCGGCCCGCCGAGCCCGTGCGCCGTACGCCACGGGCAGTAGGCAGGTGTGTATTTCGTAGCAGATGCTGTTCTGCGGAACCAGCACCCAAAGACCGAGCGCAAGCCCCTCCTCGCGGACGAGGACGTACCACACCTGGTCGCCCTCGACCGGCCGGTAGTCTTCCGCCGCCGGGGAACCGTCGTCGGTGATGTGCGGGTATACGCGCGGGTGGGTCATGATCTGCCGCACCAGTGCGTAGTCCTGGGTCCGCTCGAATGTCACGCTGGTCTGCTCCATGCGGCCACCCGAAGCGTCGTCGTCCGCGGCGGCGGCAGTCCGACCAGCGACCCGGCAACGGTATGCGACACGGTGCGGCTGCCTTGGAGTGATGCACTCGCCGTATGGGTGAGCGCGCGCCGAGCGAATAAGACCGCTGACGCAGTATGCGTTAGGGTAGCCGTCGCCTGCAGTGCTGCGGCCGACGTATGCGACACCGTCCGCACGCTGACCAGCGCGCCTGATACCGAGTGGTCTACGGTCGCGCGCTGCGACAGCGCAGCGGACACTGTGTGCGACACGGACCGCCGCGCGGCCAGAGCCGCCGCCGCCGTATGCTCCGCCGTCATCCGCGCTTGCAGAGCCGCGCTGGACTCGTGCGTTATGGCCGTCCGCGCCGCGATCGCAGCGGACGTGGTGTGAGTCGATTCGGTGCGTGCCGCCAAAGCCGCCGATGCCGTGTTCGCGACAGAGGCTGATCCGCGCAGCGAGGCCGACACCGTGTGCGAGACGAAGACCTGGCCCGCCGATGCTAACGAGGCCGAGATGGTGTGTGTCGCCGTCTGGCGCGCGAGGAGAGCCGCCGCCGTGGTATGCGTCAGCGTGGACCGCTGGGCAATCGCTGCCGCCGCTGTATGCGTCACGTCCGCACGCTTCACCAGCACCGCCGAAACGGTATGCGTGGCAGTTTGGCGCGCGAACAGTGCCGCCGATGCCGTGTGCGTGACCGTCTGCCGCAGGGCGATGGCCGCAGACGCCGTATGCGTGCGCGTCAGCGTGGCCTGCAGAACGGCTGAGGCGGTGTGCTCCACGGTGCGAGTCGTAGCGCCGCCCGAATCATTCAGTGGCGCCAACCCCAGCGGGGCAACCCCAAGCTCAAAATTCCGCGCCAGAATGGCAGCCGACGCAGTATGCGTTGCGGTGGCGCTCTTCAGTAGCGCAGCCGACGCAGTATGCGTTGCGGTGGCGCTCTTCAGTAGCGCAGCCGACGCAGTATGCGTTGCGGTGGCGCTCTTCAGTAGCGCAGCCGACGCAGTATGCGTTGCCGTGACGACGGAGATGAAAGTTAAGTTGTTTGGGAATTCAACCCACGGATTATTGTCCGTGGTGGTCGAATCATCCTCAGCGAGATCACTCGCCGCCGCATCACCGAATCGCAGATCACTATCGTGATCCGCACCGCCAGTGTTGGCCGGGTCTCCGCCTACGCCAATCTCAATAACGAGGTAATCGCCAGCGGTCGCCGTTACCGATGTGGACGTCGCAGAAAATGCGCGGTTGGTCAGCGATGTGGCGACTTCGACATCGTCGCGTGTTACCGCTAAAACCGTGCCCCGAACGGTGCCGCCAGGGGAGATCACGCGAATACCGAGCGTGACGAATAGATTATTGCCGGCAAGCCGCTCCGCTGCGCGGATCTGCCCTTTGACCGTCTGCGCACTGATCGTCTGCCCAGCTAGTGCTGGCGAGACGTACTGCCTAAATAGGATGTCCCGGTCAGTATTATTCGCGTCGGCAAAACTGACTGTAGTCATTGCCGTGTTCGACTTGGTCGTTACGGCGGGACGGGACGCGGCAATAGATGTGTCTTCCCATGCGGCGTCATAGCTAAACGACGCCGGGGCGGTTCCGGTGGATGGGAGGTAAAAACGTGTTGCCATTGTATTGGCCTGTCAATTACCCGCGTAACGAGTCGATTTCGTCGCAGAGCGCCGAGATATGCACCGCCTGAAGCTCCAGGTGCTCCCATAGCTTCTGGATCACCTGACCAGTAGAGAGCGGCCCATTTGCCTGCCACTCCTGCGGCGAAGGGAACCCCGGGAGAACGCCAGTAGATTTCCACCGCTGCGCGTATACTCTGGGGTCGATAGTGTCGGCTCGATTGGCGAGGAAATCGCGAAGCGGCTCGTGGAGGCGTATTTCCACGCGCTCAGGCTCAATCACTTCGCCCGTTCTAGCATCTAGTCGTGCGGGGATTACGCGGTCAGGCACGCGAGCATCCCACGCGGCCACGTCGATCTGTGCCGGGTCGCCGCCCTTGAGCTTCAGTTCGGGAACGTAACAAGTCAACAACACGCCATCGTCGTAGACGGCTTGCGCGTTGATCGTTCCGGCCCCCTGGCTGCCGCCAGTTGGAGATCCTACAGTTACGCCGCCGTTTGCGTTAATAACCATTCGGTCAACAGCGTACTGATCGCTCGTGTTTGCGGTAGCGAGAACTATTCGACCAGGGACACTATTAGTAGAAACCGTCCCATCAACTTGAAATCTTATGATGGCGACTTCATTGTCATAAGTGGTTCCATCGCTACCAGCGCCAGCGATATACGCAACAACGTCCCCATTTTGAACTGCGGTGTGATTATTTAAACTGGCTGATCGGCTTTTCGTGAAATAGATCGAGGAAGGAGAGTTGTTTGATGAAAACTGCTGAAACTGCCCAGCAGCTGAGTCACCGTCCGTCCCGGCCACATTTAGCACGGGAGAAGCCCCATAAATACCGGCGGTTGGAGCGGCAGAAGCAATACTGAACCTTCCGTCGGGGGTAACACGCATCCGTTCCGCAAGCGTATTCACGGTACTGCCAGAAGCTCCCGTGGGGGCAGTCTGGAATATCAGCGCGCCGCCACCTCCGGTTCCGGTGCCATTACCGCCAGCTACGGTTACGTCAGAACCGGCTACGTTGGTTCCGGTCCGCGCAGCGCCACGAATCGTTCCACCAGTGGTAGTTCCGGTCGCGTCACCATTACCGCAGACCATGGTGCCAACGTCAATCAGGCTATTTCCGTCCGCGTCCGCATTCCCGCCCCAAAGCGCGAACGCCGCGGCGATCTCGTTCCAGTTCGCGGCCGTTACGATGTAGCCGGTGGCCCGCGCGCTATTGGGCCACGGCATCGCTCACCTCCTCCAAAGCCGCGCCGTCGTCGGTCAGATTCCAAGGCTTCGCCGCTTCTCCGCCGGCGCGCTCGATAATAATCGTGCAGAGAACGACCAGATGATTCCGCGCGGCCTCGGCCTCCGCGATACGCTGGCGATGCGCGGCGATGATCTGCCGCTCTTTCGGTGTCAGTTCGATTCTCATAGTTCCTCGCAGGGCAGGTATTCGACCTCCCCGAATAACGCATGGTTCTCCCGCCAACGGCCGATCAGATCCACCTTGCCGTCCTCATTTACGACGGCGATAAACTGCCGATTCTCACCGGCCCACTTCTGCTGCCAGCCGACCAAATGCAGCACGCTGCGCTCATTGGGGCGCACGAATACCCGCCGCCGGTAGATCAACTGCTGGCCGGGGTCGAGATGGACCATAACCAGTGGCACATCGTTCTTCAGCACCGCAAACGCCGTAAGCCGGCCGCGGTCGATGTCGGTGTATCGCTGTTCCTGGCCGCCCTCGTACTGCGACAGCGTGGTGCCGTCAGAGTAGTAGGCTCGCCATTGTATTGGTTCGCTCATAGGTGTCTAGATCTCGTCGTAGCGGAACGTCAGCGTCTCGGTGGGCGTGACACCTGGGGCGGCCGTCGTACCGACCGTCAATTGCAGCACCACCCGATCGCCGAATGCCCCCGTGGTCGAGGTGGATCCGGTAAGCGCCAGCGGGGACGCGGACGTATAGGTAAATGCGTTCACTGGCGAGCCCGTGATGCCTGCATGGTTCCCGGTGGTCAGTTCCGTCCCGGTGTCTCCCGCGGTTCCGGTGGCCTGGACGTAGCTGGTCGCCGGCGCCACATTCAGCCCGATACCTGTGCCGAAGGATCCGGTTCCGTCAGTGAACCACTTCAGATTGCTGATGGAAACCGAAGGCGCCACCGTGCAGTTCAGTTGGAACGTCGCCCAATAGCTGTACTTTGTGCCGCTGGTCGGGATCTGGATGGGGTTGGTGGTGCCGGTGCTGGCCGCATCTTCTGCGTTCAGGCGGGTGTTGGCGCTCGTCACATTGGTCGAGGTCGGCGTAGTGCTGGTCAATCGGCGAATTTCTACTGTTGCTGGCATTTATTTAGTCCTCACATTTGGTTTGGCCGCAGCCGAGATCTCCTGCTGGAGAGCCGCGATCTGGGCACGTTTAGCCGAGACAGACGCCCCGGGGAATTGAGTCAGCGGCCCCTCGAGCACCCGGGCCATAGTCTCGCTGATGTAGTCTTCGACCGTCTCCCACCGGCGTTTGGAAATGCGGCCGGCGCTCGTGTCAAAGACCCATTCGACCTGCGATTCCACATACAGGGAAATCGAGGCGTACTGCTCGTCTGAAAGCTCAATGGTTATTTGTCTGGGCATGGATTAGTACGAAGCCATATCGACACGGAAGGCATTGCTTCCCTGCTTGTAGACCAGCCACATGGTCGTCCCATCCCACCAATACGCCATGGCATCGCTATCCATGGCCGATTTCGGGTCGCTGGTGACATAGCCGTGATATTTGATTAGCTGGAGGTTGGTGCGCGCCCCAGAAACGGACGTTGCACCCGTGCCGCCTTTGGTCGTTGGGATTTCGACTCCTTGCCAGTTGCGCGAGGCATCGATAGCGGTCGAGCCGCCAACTTTGACCGCAGTCGTCACGTCAATTTCCGGGCCAGTGATACCGCTTGCAGACAACTGCGATGCCAAAGCTCCACCACTGCCGTACAGGTTAATGATCCCGCCTGAACTATTGGCCGTTAAACGTATGCGTTCCCCGCCGCCGTTTTTGTACAGCGACATTAATGTATCCCCGCCTGCCGCCGCGTTGAGGTAAAACTTCGTGGTGCTTGTCAGCGTTTCCGATAGGGATATGACGCCGGGCGCAATGACGACCGCGTCAGTCGATCCGCTGGTATTGTAGGTTCTAAATCCAGCGTTGCCAGCGGCAATGGCAGCGAATGAATTATCTATCGCAGTCGTGACCCCATTCAGGTTCAGCGTCAGCGGGGCCCCGTTGATCGACACGCCAGAGGAACTGGCCGTGATCACCGGGTTGTTGATATCGGTCCCGACCCGCAAATTGATCAGGTACGCGCCGATGAACCCGGCCCCGTTGTCGCCGATGAAGCCGATCGTATTATTCGACGCATCCTTCACCGTGAATCGGGTAGGCTTGCCCCCGGCGCCGCCGACGAGGATCTCGGCCGCCACCAACTCCGTCGTGCTGATGGCCCCGGCTGCGATCTTTCCGGTAGTCACAGAGTTTGCGACGAGATCCGCGCCATCCGTCGCCACCGTCCACGCGGATCCGGTCGAGCGGTAGAGCTTGTTGTTGCTGGTCAGGAACACCACCGCACCCTGAGGATAGTTGGTGAAGCTCACAGGCAGCGCAGCAACGAGTTCCACTGGTCGGATGGTCGACGCAAACGCCGCAGTGGTCAGCGTGGATGGAGCCACCTGGGTGATGCCGGAACTGGTCGAAACCGACACATTCGAGGTGGGTGCGCTGGTCGCATTCACCACCTTGCGATGGTTCACCGACTCGGCCTTGAACTTCCAATACTCCGCCGTCCCCGGCAGCGGCCACCACTCCATTTGTTTTGTCGGGTTTACCTCTCCCGCGACGATCTCATAGGATGCGCCCCCCAGCGGGTTATACGACGCGTCGCAAGCGATACGCGAGATCTGGGTGTAGTAGTAGTCGGGTGAAGCTGGCTTCGTGAAGGCGAAAACGAACCGACCGCTCGGCACGCCCGCGCGGTTCTGCGTCTCGACCGTCACCGCGAACCCAGTGACCTGCGGGGCGTCGCCCCACGCTGCGATATTCAACGCCTTATAGGGCGCACCTGCTGCTGGCTGCTCCACCTGATAGCTGTATTTCGTCGCCACAATGGCGACGACCCAGCTGGCGCCCGCAGACGGCCGGTCGCGCCACGTCCCCGCTACAGCATCCGCGGCGATCTCGATCCACTCACCGTCCACGGGCGTCGACGTCTGCTGCCAGTACATTTTGTAGTAATCAGCGTCGGGCACCGGATTGAGGATCGTAGCCGAAATGAACACATACTGGGCCCCGCTATCGTCGGACGAATAGGTGAGCGCGTTCAGCGCCCAATCGGACCCGCCGGGCTGCGTCGGTGGGGTCAAAACGCCAGTCGGGCGTTGGATCGACAGCGTCACAAACGGGCCCGTAGGGTTACCGGATCCATCCACATTCAGTTCGCCGGCGCGGTTCGCGGACACGGCGATGAAGTCCCAGTCCTCGGCGACCGTCGGCAGATAGCTACCCTCAAGGGCGATGGTGTCGTAGACGACGTACTCGCCGTCGATTTCCTGAAATGACAGTTCGTCGCGCGGCCCAGTGGTGTCCACATAGTCACCGTCCGCAGTCAACGCAAAGATACGGAAGTGCGACCAGTTCTCCAGCTGCTGCGGCCGCATTGCCGCCCAATCAACTAGCACCCGCTCCCCAAGCGTATCGACGCGCGTGACCAGGTCGAAGGTACTGTCCCCATTAGATGTGCCGGCGCGGAAGAACCGCACGTCCGGAGCGTTTCCGGACAGCACAGAGAAACGGGTGGTCGCCTCAACCCAGTCGGAACTCTCCTCTTGGTAATTCAGCGAACGAGCACGCAACAGGCAATACGACGTATACGTTGGCAGCGGCCAATACCCAGACGTCAGGACGACATCGTCGACCGCAGCGTCGGTGGCAATCAAGCCCAGCGTGATCCATTCCGACTGCGCCGTCCCGCCGACAGCCGCATCCCAGAACTGTGCCTGGACCTCATACTGCACGACGTCGCCGAGCGGGTCCGGTTGCGTGATGGTCGTCTGGATGCCGTAGCTCTCGGCATCCTGCAGCAGGAGTTCGCCCGCGACAGCGAGCGGCGCCGCCGGCGTCATCAACACGTTCTGCCGGGTGAGCGACTCCAGCAAGCGCAGCCACGGTACCGTGATGTTCCCCCGATCGTCGAAAAACGGGTTCCGGATCGGTAACTGCGGAATCATGCATTCCCTCCCGTCACCTGCAGGTAGGCGTCGATCAGTGCCACGCGCTGCTGGGCGTCGGTCGTCACGCGGAAGACGCGGTCCCGGCTGCTCCCTAACCGGTTCCAGATCACCCGCTGCTTGTAGCTCCCGGTTGATCCGAGCGACTTGCTGATGGGCGTGTTGAACGTGTGCCCGCCGTCGTCTGACCAGTCGAGCGACACCGTGGCGCCGTTGGTGAGCCCCACCTCTAAATCCAGTTGCAGCCGGTGGTAGAAGGCGCGCAGCTGCTCCTCGGCGATGTGCGGCGCCGTGCGAATGCGCCGGATCGGCTGCCCATCGTCGGTGTACGTCGTCGGCAGCAGGCTGTACAGCTTGCCACTGTCGTATGCACCGACCAACTGCCGCCCAAAGACGTACGCATTGCAGCGCGCCCGGTACTGCCCTAGCGTGCCGCCAGTCAACGACGCGCGTTCGTGCCACATCTTGGTGACCAAGTCATACGCCCACGTCGCCGCCGCGGTCGGGAACGTCAGCACCCAAAAGATATGGCCTCGGTCGGTATAGGTCCAGGAAATGGCGTCGGCAACGGTGGCGTATGCCGCCCACGCCTGCTCCACCGCATGCGTCGACACGCGCTGCGGCTGATAGCCCTGCGCGATCCAGGCGACGGTGCGCCCGGTGGCGTCGCCGCCCAGCCAGCCGATATTCGTCCCCAGCCCAACGGGCGAGAATGTCGCCACGCAGCCCTCATGGATGAAAGCGCCAGGCTGCCGGCGGAAGGGGAAGTCGGCGTTGCCGTCATTGATCCACACCTCCGTCGTCTGGTCGCCGAATAGCCATAGTTCCGACTGGTACGACAGAATTCGGTTGATCGCGTCGGGATAGCCTTCCTTAGTGCCGTAGTCTGAGGCGTCCCAAGTCGCAGCACCTTCAGACAAGTCTGAAATAAAGAACCGCTTGGACGAGTATTTCGAGGCGATGAAATAGCCATCGAGGAACGTGCCCGTGCTCGCTGTCCCGACCTGGCCGCCAGGTTGGCCGGATGGAATTGTGTCGTCGGCTGGCACTGGCGCAGCATTGAGCGCCGATCCGTCATGGTAATACGCATATCCGGCGCTCACCACAAACAACTGGTCCCCGTTCGGCCACATTTGCACCGGGCTGTTCGACGCATCGTTGGCGATGGTCCCCATCTCCGTGTACGTCCCGTTCGCAAATACTTCATAGAGCTTCGTGCCGGCCGCCACGAACAGCCGGTTATCCCCGGCGAACATGCCCCTAATAGGAGACGTCGGCAGTGTGCAGAACGTCGCCAGACCAGGCGTGCCATACAGCACCACCTTGGCCTTGCCCGTGCCGCTCTCCACAAACTCCGGATAGAGATTCACCGTCCGCTGCGCGTCGACGTTCGGGCTCTCCGACTGGTACGTCGGCCCGACGAAGTTAAACTTCACCCGTCCTCCAGTCGAATGCGGCGCCGCGTCCAGCCATCGCCGGATCCACTGCCATCTCCAGCACCGGCGAGTTGGTCGTCTTGATCCGAGACAAGCTCTCCACCGCCATCGCCGCCACGTCCGGCCGCGGCGTCTTTCCCCACTCCGGAGCCAGCCTGAGGGCCAGATTGTACCGGATGGCGTCGGCGTAGCCAGGAGGCAGCGCCAGCGTGTCAGACGCCGACGCGAACGTGGCAATGCGCCCATAGGTGTACAGCACCAGGTTGCGCACCTCGGTCGGAGTCGGCCAGACAAATACGGTGCCGTTCGGGTATGACGCCTCGTAGAACACTTCGGTCGGCTGCGTTGATGTCAGCGCCTTTTGCCGGACGACGGCATACTCGTCCTCGGTCAGTTGCTCCAGCGGGATCTCGGTCTGCGCGTCGATCATCAGCCCGACGTTGTCGAGTTTGAGCGGGCGCGCCAGCGTCCAATCCGCACCGCTGGGGCCGATGGTGTAGTACGTCTTGTTAGCCTGCAGCGCAAAGGTGTTTCGGTCGATGGCGTAGACCAGAAGCCGGTCGTTCGCCCAGGACTCGAGCATCCGGTTCAATCCGAAGAGGGCGTCGGCCGTCTCGGACGGCCCCGCGACTCGACCCGGCCCAAGTTGGCCGATGAGACGCAGCGAACTGGTGATGACTTCAAGGACCGTCACTGTGTAGCCCCCGCGGGCGCCTCGCCCAGAACGATCTGATTCAGGTTAGTGATGGCCGCTTTCGACTCGGCCGCCGCGGCGGCCGATTCCGGAGTCAGCGTGCGGCCGTACTCCGACGCCAGATCCGCAGCCAGCGCAAAGCGAAGCGCCCGCTCGTAGCCCGGCGGAAGCGTCACGCTATCCGTGAGCGCAGCAAATGTCGCCAGCGGCTTGTAGCTGTACAGCAACAGCGAACCGCCCGTTGTCGGCGCCGGCCACAAATACATCGTGCCAATCGGGTAAGCAGAGTCCCAGTACAGCACGTCGGCGAATTTGCCGGTGCGGCCTTGGTCGACAATCCCCGCCCACTCCTCCGCACTCACAACGCGTACCGACTGCTCAACAGACGACTGCACCACCGCCGCTGACTTGATCCGCTGCGGACGCGTCGTGTTCCAGGTCTGGCCCGTGCCGATGGTGTAGCTGGCCGCACCAGTCAACGAGAACGTCTCGCGCGTCACCTGGTAGATAGGCATTCCCAACGCAGACCAGGATTCGATGATCCCGTTGAGCGCCGTGAGCCCGTCGTTGGACTCTTCCGTCGACGGCGATTCCCCGCTGGCAATCACGCCCAGCGTCCGCAGCGCTGCATTGACCAATTGCTGTACTGTCATTTCCGTTTCCTCGTTTTCTCGGGCGCATCACCCGGGCCAGGAACGACCATTTTGCTGACGCCGGGAAAATGGGTCGCCTGCTCAGCAAACGCTGCGGGCGTCTCCGCCCACTCCGCGCCGAGAGCAGACTCTTCGTCGGGATCCTGCACCAGCCGGGCGGCCTCGGTGCGGTGGTACAGCCATTTTGGATAGTGCATAGAAACTCCAGAGAAAGGGGCGAGTCTCCCCGCCCCTCCTTACTGCTAGCTGGCGACGCGGCAGGCCCATTCGGGCTTTCGAGCGGCCCAGCCGTACATAATGTCGGCGCGGGTGATGAACTTGTCGTTCGTCACGTCGTACGCCGACACCATGCGAATCGACATGCCCGTTTCGGGGTCCGTCACGGCTTTCGCCATGTGGACGCCCTGCGGCACCTGCAACGGCGCCATCGCAAAGCAAAATGCTTCCTTATGGAAGGCAATGCCCTGCGGGCTTACGGCCGCCGCCGCACCCAACACCGTGATGGCTGCATTATCGGCGGGCGACGCCGTAACCGTCTTGTACGCGCCCGTTGCGGTGATGGCCGGGTAGATCGGGATGGTGGCGTTGCCGCTGCCGTCGGACGATACGTCAGCCGTGACAACGAACTGCTGCAGCGATCCGGTCGAGTCGCCCGACACGCGGTTGACGCTGTTGACACCAGCGATGGTGAACACGTCGCCCTTCTTGAGACGCGACGCAGCAGCAGCAGTCCAGCCGTCAGTGATCAAGCTGGTACCGGTCTGCGAAGCACCATTCACCAGCGGAGTGCCGCCCAGCGGGCCAACGGTGTGGGTGCGGATGTTCTGGTCCATGTACCACTTGAACCCGGCCGCCTGGCCCATCGAGCCCTTCTTGTACTGCTTGTCGATCTCGCTGGAAGACTGGAACAGCCCCTTCAGCGCATCAACGATGGTGGACTGCATCCCCGGGTTGATGACGACATGACGCTCGTCGTCCACGGGCGCGCTGTTCTCGCTGATCTTCTGACCCGCCTGCAGGTAGGTCAAAATGGCGTTCGGCACCGTGGCGGGCGTGCCGACTGCGTTGGCGGTGGACTGGTAGGCCATCGTCAGCCCATCGACATCGACGGTGTTGGCGAGGGCAACGGCCGCGCTGTTGAGGTAGCGATCGGCGAAGCGGTCGATCGACAGCGTGAGGTCTTTGCTGGTGAACTCGAAAGCGACGTGCTTCTGCGTGTTGATGACCAGGTCGACGCTGGTTTCGGTGACATCCTGCGCCGACAGCGTTGCGCCGTTCGACGCCGTGAACTGCACCGGGCGGCGCAACTTCAACGTGTCGCCGATTCTCGCGCCGTTCTGCGCAAACCGGTCGTCGTACTCGTGCGAAACATTGCTGGTGAACACCAAGTTGTTCTTGAACCGCATCAAAAGCTCATTGGTGATAATCGTGGGGGTCAGAATCGTATTCGTTGGCATTGGCTACCTCCGTAGCTGTTGTTTCCGAGCCCGCTCCCATGCCGTGAAATCGTTCGCAAAGTTGTCGTCGAGAATGTTCGGCGACACCTTTAATGCGGCCGTCACGGGCCGAATGGGCTCAGGCGCGCGCGTTACGCGCGGTTGGGGTTGGGGTTTCGGTTGCGCCGGCGCGGCCAGAGTGGCCTCGATGCGCCCCAGTTCGCGCGCTGCTGCAATGGGCGGCAGCTGCGCGATTCGTTCTGCTTCTTTGGGGTTCGACCCTAGCCAGTAGGCCAGGTCTGGACCCGCTTCCGATTCGAGGATCACGGCGCGCATGGCGTCGCTGACCGGCACCTCGTCCGAAAACGCTACGTCGGCGAAATCCGCGTATTTTGCGGCGGCCGCCTTCGCTCGCTCCTGAAACGATCGGGTGAGGTTCTCTTCCTGCTGTTGCTGCTGGTAGCGCGCCAGAGCCTGCTGCTCCATCGCGATCCGCTGCTCGAGCTTCTGGTCCGTCTTCCAGTCGGCCAGCGCTTCGACGTAGGCGTCGTAGTCATCGAATTGCTCTGCCCGCGGACGCTGCACCGTCGTCTGCTCGGGCTCCTGCTGGCGCGCAGCGGGTTGCCCGCCAGTCGCCTCCAAAGCCTGCAGACGCGCCTGCAACTCGTAGTTGGTCCGCGTCAGCCGGTCAATCCGCCGCTGGAATCCACCCCTCCCTTTTCGGGGGGAGTCATCCTGATCGTCTTCTCCCGTTTCCGATTCGGGAGCGGTTTCGGCCGGCGGGGCTTCCGCGGCCTCGGATGAAGTCTCTGCGGCCTGGTCGCCTGCGCGCCAGGATGCGTACTGCTGAAAGTCCTCTGGCGCCTGGACAGACGAGTCTGCCGGCGCCGTTTGTACTGCGTCGCTCATGTGGTGATTGCCTTGTGAGTGGATTGAAAGCGCGGTCTACTATGCCGGCCGCTAGGCGGGTGGGGAACTTGATGGACTCTGGATACGTCTAACAGTTAAAGAGAAGGTGTCTATGAAGTTCAATTGTATGCCGCCTCCATTCGGTCTTGTGTAATCGGAACGGGCTTCTTTTTGTTAGCCGCTGCCAGTCCCGCAGCCTCAGTTAACCCTGTCGTTTCCGCCTGCTTTGCGCGCCGCTCCTGCTGCATCCCTTCCAGCCACTGCGATGTCTGCGCAGCCTGAGCCTGCTGCGGATCCATAGCCATATACCGATGCATCAACGCCGACGGGACGTACGGCTTCCGCTGACCCTTATCCGCCATATTCCTGCTCCTGTCCCGCCATCACTGGCTGCTGCTGCTGTTGCTGCTGCTGCTCATCGGCCGCCACGGTCGCGATCGTCTGCTTGAGGGCCGCGATCTCCTGCTTCAGGAGCTCGATATTCTCCCGGCTGCTCAACTGCGCCTCGATCTTCACCAGTTCCGTCTGCGCCTTCATCGCCTCGATGCGCTCACGCGACTCGATCTCCATGCGCTTCGTTCGGAGGTCGTCCGTAGCCTGGTTCAGCGCCTGGCTCAACTGCTCGTTCTGCTGCGCGATTTGCGCCATCTGCGCCTGCACCGCCGGCGGCACCTGCTGCTCGTTCTCGTCGCCTTCCTGCAGGTTCGGAGGCAGCAACTTCTTCAGACGCTCGGCAATCTCCGCGGCGCCAGGCCAGTCCATGTTCTTGACCAACAGGTCGCCTGCCACCTGCATCAGCGGCGGGTACGCTTGACTCAACTGCATCATGCTGTCGACGGCCTCCTGTCGCTTCGACGAGAACGATGGACCCACCGACACCGTAACGTCGTACTGCCCGACCGACAGGTCGTAGATACGCTCCACGCCCTTGTCCCGCGTCGGCGCATTGATCTGCACCACGCGCTCCTGCTCCTCGGCGCCGATGATGCGCATCACGCGCGGGGCGTCGTAGATCTGCGGAATCAAGTCCAGCAGGATCTTGGCCAGATGCTTGATGGAACGCGCCAGGTTGTCGGCGTAGTGGAAGTTGGCGACGTCTCCTTCCCTCTGTCTGGCAAGGATTGCGCGGCCGCTCTGCTCGTTCGACCGGGCGCCGAGCGAAGCGTCGTAGATGCCCGTCGTCGCCTTCAGGTCGTCATTGGCCTGCATGCGCGCGTGCGAGATCGCCTGGATGGGAGGCTCGTACACCTGCCGCTGCGGTGCCCCCATCGGCACGCCGGCGTGCGACACCGGCTTGTACTCCAGGTACGGCAGGTTACGGACGTTGGCCGACTGCCACTGGCGCTCAAACCCCTCAAACTGGCCGGCTGCGCCGATAAATGGTGCCTTCGGCGCCAGCGCGATCATTTCGGTTTCCGCGGTCGCCCAGTAGTTGTACATGCGCTGCGGGTCCCGCGCAAAACGGACCAAGCCGAACAGCTGCCGGTCGCCGTTCACAATGACCTCGTCGCCCAGAACCGGCACAATGGGGATCCACCTGCCGGGCCATTCCTGCTTCTCGAGCACCTCGAGCCCATTGACCTTGCACCAGTAGACCTTCGGCACCTGCACCGTACGCGTCCGCAGCACCGGCACGCCTGTCGGCACCGCACTCGCCGGAACCGCCGTGCCATCCGCCAGCAGCGCCAGCTCCTGCTCTTCGTGGTCGATGTGCCAATACTCGGCAATGCGTACCGACTTGCCCGTGATCCATCCCGGCGCCTGGTCGCCCACCGACGTCATGTCCGCCAGCCCGCTCAGTTCGCTGTTCGGATAGTGACCCTTGTACTCGTCGCGGTCCATGTCCTGGACGACAAACGCCCACCGCGCATCGCTGTAGTCCGTTTTCTGGCATTCCGGATCGAAGTAGATCGAAAACGGGTTGCGGATCCGCTCGATCTTGATCTCCTGATCAAAACTGCTCTCGTCGACGTAGTCGGTGATCACCCGCAAGTATCCAAACCCAAAGGTCGCCGCATGCTCCGCGGCAGTATCGTAGGCGACGTCGGCGTCGCTCGACACTTCGATGTGTCGCATGATCCCCTGCAGTATCTCAGCCGTTTCCGGATCGGCCTGATCATCCACCGGGTTCACCTGGATCGCAGGCCGGTTCTGCCGAATTTCGTTCGTCACCTGGCGCAGAAACTGCGGTATGCGATTGATCGTGAGGCACGGCCGGCCGCTGTTCTGGCGGTCGATCTTGATGTTCTCAGGCCACTGCTCCCCGGCCCTAAACCGCAGATCCTCGAGCGACTCGCGCCGGATCGACTCCTCGGCCTCCGACGCCAACTTAAACCGCTCGCGCGCCTGCTGCAGCAGCTTCTCGTCGCCGGTCAGCCCGTCTTTTTTGTCGTCGTAGTCCATTAACCCATCCATCCGCCAGAGGCGTCATGCCCGACGTACGCAAACGACTGCTCAGCCTCTTTCGGCTTCGGCTGCGTTTTCATCCGGTCGCGCCCGCTCATCACCAGGTAGCGCGTGGCGTCCATAAGGTGGTCTTTCTCTTTGACCACGCGCCCAGCGTCGTCGCGCCGGTACAACCGGAACTCTTCGCGCCAGTTCGCCAACGACGCGAACACCTTCAGTTTCCCGGCCGACAGCATCTGCCAGACTTCGTACAGCCCAGCCTCGACCGCGTTCTGCGCGGCTTCAATGTCCAGGCCCAGGTCCAGGTACATCTGCATCAGCTGCGCGCCATCACGCTGCGCACGGCCGCGTGCGGCGGGATCGATGACGCCGGGAACCCACGCGCCGCGGCTCTTGATCGCTTCGACGTGGACGACCGGCTCGGCCTGCCCCCGGTAATGCTCCGAGTACAGGTACATCGTGCCGCTCTCCCGATCCATGGCGCCCCAGATGGCTGCGGTGCGGTTCCAACCAACGTCGAGCGCGAACGCCCTCGGCCAGTGATCCGGAATAGCGAAATCAGGCACGACCACATCTGACTCGGGCACCGGGTAGATAGCGCCGCTACCCAGCGCCGGCACGCCAAGGGCGCGCGCGTCACGCTGGTGCGGGGGAATCGCCGCCCACAGTTCCTCCTTGACCTCTTTGGACAAGTGCGGAACGTCGTCCCAGGTGCAGCCGACCACGAAGCGCTTGCCGCCTTTCGCCTGCTCAAAATCGCCGCCGGGCAGAAACTGCAGCACCAACGGCGTCAGCCCGTTCAACGGCGTGAACGTACACAACAACATGCCGTTCGTCGTCATCGTCCGCAGCAGGCACTCCGCGTAGATGTCTTCCCCTGGCTCCTCATCGAGCCAGATCAGATCCTGCTCAGTGCCTTGAAACGACTCGCGCCGCTGGTCGTACGACTTAAGCACCAGCGTGCTGACGCCACCGGAAGCGTGCCGCACCCAGATGGTGTCCACCGCATCTGCCACGCCTGCCTTCGCGGTCGTCTTGAGCAACAGGTCGCCCGGTATCATCCCGGTGCCGTGGCTGCCGGCCTGGCCAAGCAGTTTCTGCTGCAAGATTTCGCGCACAGTCTTGCTGGTGTCGCCCGCCGCCCACGCCTTAATCGGCCGCTGGAACCGGCGCCCATGCCACCACTCCGGATAGTTACCGGTAAGGTGCAGCGTGACCTCATACGCTCCAACGCCCTCGGTCTTTCCGACGCGATTCGCCGCCAGCATCAACCGTTCGCGATGTTTCGCGCCGGCCGCGAAGAACGACAAATGCCGCGGATACAACTCTCTGCGCAGCTCCCCGGCTTCCGGATAGTACCGGTTGATCTTTGTCCGCGCCCGCCGGCGGAGCTCAGCCGTCGCTGCGGCCGCTAGCTCGCCCAAGGAGCTTGGTGAAAGTTGTGAGATCGTCGTCACTAAAACCGCTCAGATCGAACTTCACCGGGCCGTCATCCAGCCCAGTGACTTCCAACTTCTGCTTCCCACTGAACCCGGTGCGGTCCAAAATATCGGCAGCCACCCGCACCTGCAGACCTGGCTCGGTGGAATCCAGAAGCCGATCCTCAATCACTGTAATCGCCGGATCTACTAAAGCCCTCAACCGTTCAGCCGCGCTGCGCTGCACGTGGGAAGCCGCGCCGCCGTGCATCACGCAAACCGTCCCGCCAGGAATCGAACTCCGCAAACATCGCTTCTTGCTCTGCTTACTCGTCGCCGTACATTGTCGATCCATGCGCTTGCCTTTTTCCATGGGGTACCCTACGCCAATCAGCGATTCTCGTAACGCACGCGTATCCCGTCGACGCGCACCAACGCCGTCACCATTCGCCTCTTTGTGGGGCGCTGAGGCAATTGTGCAACGGGTATACAACGAACTTCCTTGGCCTTCAAGTGCCGCCGCACAGCGTCATACCCCATGCCGGAAATCGATGAGTTGCGGAGTGATCGACCCAGCGCAGTGCGATGTCGATCGAGCAGCCGTAGGCGCCCGCCCTCTTCGAAGAATGCGCGGCCCTGGCGGACCCAGCGCTCTGCGTGCTTAATGCCAATCACACCCGGGTGGCCCGCAGGTGGATTTGTAATAGTGAGAAGGTCGTGTGTAGACACGTGTGGTGTGCTTGCGCGGTCCGTACTGGCTACGCTGCCGGGTATACCCGACAAACCGACCGGATTGCGGCCCGGATGCGGTGGTGGAGAGGGTAGCCGTCGGCTATTGTTCCCGCCCGCTTCAGATTAAAACATAATCCATTGGAATTGTTTTTGCAATACCCTCGTTTTTGTCTTGACAGTAATCTATGGTTAGTTTATAGTTAAAGCAGGAGAAAACCATGACCACTATCACCCACAACTCAACCACCGTCCGCACGACCGCCCG